TCATCCAACCCTACTTCCCCCTGCCTGCCAGTAGTGAAACATCCGTGGATACTCATTCTTCATCTTGCGGAGCCATTCCATACTGCGTCGCTTGTGACGCAGCAGTGTTTTGTATTTCCTTCTGGCCCATTGCTCAAACCGTTGATCCAGATATCGGACTAGCTTGCGCATTGCCGTTTGATAAAATGCCCCATAGTAGTTCCACCACCCTCGGGTCGTTGAGTTGCATTGCTGCGCCAAATCAGCAAGCGTTTTCAGCGTTTGTCGATGAAGCTTCCATCCTCGCACGGTCTGCCGCATGTGTTTCATGGCATCATTGCTCACTCCCGGCAGGAAACTAGTAAATATCTTGCCTTGTTTGCTCTGAGCCTTCCTCCGCCTGAACGTAAAACCGAGGAATGTGAATTGCACATGCGGACAGGCTCGTTTTGGGTAGAAGTTTATTAAAGGTGCTGTGCGCTTTGTCGACTAAGCGTTGCGCTTCAGAAAAATACTTTTTTTGGTGCTGCTGGTCGGCCCGATTTAAATAGTCGGTGCTTTTTTAATGTAATAATGAGCGTCGTGGCCCAACACGGTGCGCTTGAAACTGGAAACTGCCGATATTGTTGATGTCATGGTCTTTATGCGTTTTCTCAGCATTCAGCATCTAGGGGAGGTAAAGCGCCCCGCCTCTGGCTGACCGATTCAGTCCGCATCCTCGTTGTACGGTCAACGCTCTATGCTCACCTGATGGACATAGAACCCCTCAGCGCCATTCAACTGCGCATTTTTACTTCGACTTCTTTTTGCTGAGCTGATTCTAGCAGCCTTTTTAACAATAGAGTGAACTAACTAATTTTCGAGGTCACAGTATTTTTTATTTCAACACAGCAATTTTTTCATGAAAAAGTCTGACCTTTATTTCGGCTTTTATTCCAATCGTTTTAAAAAGACAATAGTGAGTTCAATATGAGCAAATCACGACCTGCTAGATAGTGATATTTGCCGCCTAAAATTGCAGTTAATTTCTAAGTTATTTTTATCTTGATGAAAATTAAGGCTGAACCACTAAATTGTAAAATTCCAAAATCCGTTGTAAAGTTTCGATTCAAAAACCTCGCAAAGCCTTATGTGGTGGGGTGACCGACGGGGCTCGAACCCGCGACAACTGGAATCACAATCCGGACGGCAAAACGCACTTTATCTTTATAAATCAATAATTTAATAAAAATAATTGTCAATAATATTGCAGAATAACGCTCTGTGTTTATAAGCATTTACGGGATGTCATTGACAAAAATCTGCTTGTATTTTTTTCTTGATAAAACTATGGTTTCCACCCAGATGTGTCATTAACGCTCATGCTGTATGGTGATTTTGGGGCAACCTTAAAATTAAAATGCGGCAATATCGTTTTCGAATGCTTCAGCATTTCTTAGCCTATACTGATTTTGGGAAGGCTGGTTTTTTTAGCAAAAGCTCGGTGGGCCCTTTTACAACTCGTTCAAAATAAAAGAGAGGTAAAAACTATGCTTTCAAAAATCACCGTAAAATTTGTTGAGTCATTGCAACCGAAGGCAAGTGCTATGAAACGCGGGGAGGACTTGTTAAAACAAGCTGATGAGTTTATAGGAAAAAATGAATCCGCTCAGGCACAGCATAGTCTTGATAAAGCAAAAGCCGCCTTGAAACACGCTCTTCCAAGCGGGAAAGAAACCGAGATTAAGCCTTTGCTCGGAGAAGTTTATCTGAAATGCGCAGACCTCTTGAAACTCAGTCAAAACTTTACGATTGAAGAGGTACGCAAGAACTATACAAAAGCACAGCGCTATCTTTTGGATGAAAATAAACAAGAAGAGATAAGAGCTTGCCTGGCTAGTTTTCCGGCTTCCCCCGCCCATCGGCAGATACAGAGAAAACCCACTCTTCCTCCCTCTTCTGTGCCAGCTATACTTGCTTCAATAACTGGCTTACCCGCCGGATTTTTTACTGGCACCACATCCTCCTCTACGCCCAACCAACCTCTTAAGTCCTATCGCTTTGTCGGTCCTAACGATATTACCGATACTCGGCACTTGGCATGGTGCTTGCAAAAAACTGCCTGTGATCCTGAATCTAGCGAAGTGCAAAAACAATTATATTCACTTGCGCGTGAGGTGATTGAACAATTCGGTAAAAGAAAAGGCAAAGACCTAATATGCATGCGAGAAGCGGCTGAATTAGCCACGGTTCCATATATAAAAATATATAGTCAATTAATTGACCACGCGGTGCAGGCACTTAACCTCCAGCTGCACCCCACCCTCAATATAGATGTGGTGCAAGGTCTAGCCATAATCGTGCGGAACTGCCCGGAGCCACTGTTGAAAAAAGAAGGGGGGGTGAATGCGAATATCTGGACAAGCATATTGAGTGTTTCGCTGGAACGTCTAAAAATTGTACATAAAGGCGAGACTGTGCCTGTGCAGCAGTTAGTACAGTCGATCTCGCAGTTGCTCGATGCGATGGTGCAAGCGGGGGTTGCGGGCATAAGTCGCGAGCAGTTGCAAAAGCCACTCAATGATGAGCTACGAGATGAAGACAAGCTTAATCCTCATAAAGACGCGGAGCTCGCCTGGCAAATTCGTTATGCGCGTGAAGCCTTGGCTTATATACCCAATGATGAGAGTACAGCGAAAGCCGTGCTGCGTTGCCTCTTTAATGCTGGAGTAGGGATTTTGAAATTAGCAAGTGCAGTTAAAAATTGCGATGTAGGTAAATTGCTGGAGAGTTTTGACCACTTTGAGGACACTTTCGCAGGCGTCCTTGAGGTAGCTAATACGATAGGATCATCGAGTGGTCTCAAAGAAGCGATCAATAGTGTAAAAGAAGCGAGTGCCTCGTTTGACGAGCTCAAAGCAGACTGTCAAGATAGGAGTCGCCAGAAAGGATGGTACGCCGCCCTGCAATGTTTGGATATGCTGATTGGAACTAAAGAGTGGGTGAAGTTCGAAGCATTTGTGCGTCAAAGCGCTTACCGTCAAAATGCCGATTTTTTACAGGGGATATGCCAACGCTTAGAGAGGATTATCTGTACTCAAGAAGACGAGACAATCCAAAAACAGGCAATCCAGTTCTTACAAAGTCTGCAACAAGATACCACTCTATGGATGAATGAGAAGGCTGGGGCACAGGCATTATTTAAGCAAGGTTCCGCGAAAGTCAAACAGAAAGCGCAAACAACCTTAGAACAATTGGAGAGGCGCGCCACTCAGCTTGAGTCTAATGATATTGATGTATCCTGGGGCTGGGGTTCGGTAAGCCAAAGTGATTTAAGCACCCAGTTGTTAGACGCGGCTCGTGCCAAGTTGAAAAAATTACTGCTCCAGAAGCTGTTGGGCAACCTGCAGGACAATATTCAGAAGTTGAAAAGCACATATTTAGAGGGCCTGCAGCAAGACAAAGAGATCAAGGATGCGCTAACAAACTATGTCGCTCCCGAAGGGATATTACTTAACGATACAGGCCGTTTTGATTTGAAGAGTAAGGTTCAAGATTTTTTGAACTCAGACAAAAAAACATTGCTTTTGTTGGGTGACGCTGGCTCAGGCAAATCCACCTTTAACCGTCACCTTGCCTGTACTTTATGGGAGACTTATATCCAAACCAGTGCGGCAGAAGATATTGTAATCCCTGTGTTTATTTCGTTGTCAAGCCTGCCAGAAACGGGCCCAAATCTGGTCAGTACATTCTTTGAAACGCAAGAATTCTCAAAAGAGCAAATTAGGGAATTACAAATCAAACATCGCTTCGTATTGATTCTGGATGGTTTCGATGAAATCAAGGATCGTCATCGGTCATTTTATAAAGATAACCAATTAGATAAATGGAAAAACGCCAAAATCATCATTAGTAGCCGCCCAGAATATTTAGGGCCTAATTATCAATACAAATTCCACTCGTCAGAAGAATCCACTGCACTGCAGGAATATTGGTTAGCACCTTTTTCCGAGAAAACGGTAAAACTGTATATTGATCGATATAGCGAAACTCATCCACACGCTTTATGGAGCGCAGAAAGATACAAAAAAGCCTTAGAAGAACCGGGCTTAAAAGAGTTGGTGAGTAATCCCTTTTTGCTCAAAATGGCCATGGGTGAGCTACCCATACTGAGTCAGATTCGACAAGCAGAAAGTCAGCGTTTTACCCGAATTGCCCTTTATGACCAGTTTGTGAAGAGCTGGTTTGATCGCTCGCAACAGCGTCTGGCTCAAATTCAACTCAATGCAGAAGAAATTACAGAGTTTAAACGCCTAGAGCAGGAGGGATTCGCGGAGCATGGAATGGATTTTAGCAAAGAATTAGCTAAGGAAATGTACCTAGCAGGAGAAGTGGTGACTACTTACTCAGCGACCGCTACGCGGGAGCGAAGGATCAATGCTGCTCCAGAAAACAATTGGCGCAAGAGGCTACTCAGTAACGATAGCGTGCAAACGAAATTAAAACGCTTAAATGCGCCATTGATCTGTCAAAACAAAACTAGTGGCTCAGGCCAAGAGTATCGGTTTATCCATAAATCGTTACAGGATTATTTTGTGGCGCAGGCACTGGGGGAAGAGCTGAGAGGGAATGCTGATGGTGAGGATTTAGAGTTATCTAAGAAACTTAGTGTAGTAAAAAATATAGGTCGGCTGTGGGACGATTTGAGAGATGGCTTGGATTTGGAGCAGTCGGCTTTGTTCAATGTGCTAAACGTAGTGAAAGACCCAGCAGTACAGAGTTTTTTAATAGAGCAAGTACGGCAGGATCCAGGTTTATTGAAACCGCTTTTAGGTTGGGTAAAAGCTTCAAAGGCCCGAGATAATGTTGAAAGAGCAGCGGCGAATGCGCTAACGATTGTGGTTAAAGCAGGTGTGCGGTTGAATGGATTGGATTTAAGCCGAATCAAAGTGCCGGGAGCAGACTTAAGTGATGGATTGTTTGAGGAAACCCAATTTAAAGGTGCTGATTTGAGCGGAGTAGATTTCCAAGGTGCATGGTTGGAAAGCGCGAATTTGGAAAAGGCGAAACTGGATGAGGTTAACTTTGGGCAGCTGCCTAATTTAGAGCTAAAGGCTATAGATAGTAGAAGTTATGATTTACCTGATGGCTCTTGGTTAGCTACTAACACCATGCATATAGGCGATCAGATTAAATATTATAAAGCTGATATCATAGAATTACGTACATTAGAAAAACATAGTCGTGAGGTGAATAGAAAGGCATTTTCGCCATCAGGAAAAATTCTAGCGTCGGGGAATGTAGATGGTAGTGTGAAGCTATGTAGAGTAGAAAGCGGAGAATTAATGCATACGCTGCCAGGGCATAATAGCGAGGTGAGTAGTATAAGTTTTTCTGCGTCAGGAGAAATGGTGGCATCGGGGAGTATAGATGGCACAGTGCAGCTATGGCGAGTAGAAAGCGGAGAATTGATGCATACGCTACCAGGGCATAGTGGGGAGGTGGTCAGAATGACCTTTTTGTTATCAGAAAAGGGGGGTGCCGCGGTTGTATCTGAAAGTATTGATGGCACAGTAGAACTGCAGTACGTAACGGATAAAAACTATCAGCCATTTACGAATTTCGAAGCCATTAATTGGAGGTGGGATAGTTATTCGTATTTCTATTGTGAGGACTATTTGCTTTCAGAGAAGGTTTTAGGACGGGAAAATTTAGGAGGGGAAAATTCGGGACTCTTAATGCGTGATACGAGATTTAAAGTAACGATAACGGGTCATATTATAAAAATAAATTCAATAATTTTAAAATCAATTCCTAACAATTGCGCATTCGACTACGGGGATTTTTCTGAAGGATGTCGTGGGGTTAAGATTTCGGGACCAATAGATAAAAAAATAGAGGATAGGGAACTGAATTTATATTGGGCTCCGTCTCAAAGCGCATTGAATGTAAACAACATGTCTATCCAAAACGCTGATGGTTTGAGTTCAACGGATACGCGTTTGCTCAGACAAAGGGGAGCACGGTGTGAGCCGCCTGACCAAAAAGATACATTAAGTAAGCCGGCCCTCATTACTAATTGGCCGGGAGTTTAATTACTTGACACCGAATGTTGACTCTTTGTTGTAGTGGATTGTTGAGCGTGCTGCAACTGCCGATAAAATGCCCTTAATCCAAGTGCTTGCTCGCGCCATTGCCAGCAGACACTGGCGTTATAAGCATTCACTTCGGCCAGCTCAGCAAGCGAAATGCCGGTGGGTCCTCGGTCAAACTCGGCGGGAGATCCGGCAGGCTCGCCGGTAAATGCAGAGTTGTAGTGGCGCACGAAGCCAACATTAACGCCAAAGTGGTGAGTATCAGCTTGGGTAACATAGACAGGGACCTCCTTGATGATGGTTTCACTTTTCTCTTTGACAATTTTGATCCGGTCACGGTATTGAATTTCAGTTTGTATGACGACTTTGGCTTGGGCTTTAGTAAGCTGAGCCACAGCCATTTTTATACGCGCCTGATAGGATTCAAGCTCGGCTTTACATTGGTGAATCTGCCCTGCATAGCGCCATTCCTGTACTTTCCAAGCTACGCTGCTCGCCATTAAGGCACTCGTCAGTATGAGTAAAGCTGGCAGCCGCTGGCTAAAAAGGCGTATGAACCGGCCCATTACGTTTGACCTAAACGCATCATGTTTGCTAATCGCACCGCTCGTTGATTCACTTGCACAGCCCATTTCGATTGCAACATCGCATCAGCTGCCTGTGTGTATTGGCCTCTTTGTATCAAGTGCAGCGTATGTTTAAACCCTAGCAATTTGCTAATCCCAAGGTTAAAACACATATTCGCCAATACCCGTTGGCGCACAGGGTCAAGCGTTCGCCACCACGGCATATGTTCATCCAGCCCGCTTTCAACACGGACAATGTCGTTGCTCAGTAAATAATCATTTTCAAAGGCGCTAATACCCATATCGCTGAGATTACGTCCCGTGCCAATCGTGAGCTTGCCCACCGTGTCCGTGTAAGGTTTAAGGCTCACGCCTTCATCGCGCTTAAGCTCAGCAGTGAGCAAAGATCTGGTGTGCTGATCCATTCGATTGACTCAATTCGAAGCTTCGAATGCCGCCGGTGTCGTCAAAACACTCGCTTTAGGTCCGAGCTGGCGTATGCGCTCAGCTATGGGTCGTGCAGCCTGTGGGCGCTTCGCAAGCGCTGCTGCCGTCAGGCGATTCAAAAACGGTAAATACGGCATACTCGCTGCCGCGAGGCTCAGCGGAATAGCGGGCTGCTTTAATCCACTGGCAAGGGCAGCCATATTAAGCAGTCGACCTGCTGTACCTGAATCAGGATAAGCTGAACCTAATACGCTTCTTCCTGCATCCGATAAATCTTCCATCAAGGCCGATCCCCGTGCATAATTTCCTTTACCCACGCTTTTATCCATCGAACGCACAACAGAAGCGAGTTGAGCGGGTGTAAAAATTCCGTCGGTAGAACCGATGCGCCCTGATGCATCTCGAATGCGCGTATAAGCGGCATACCCATCGTTAATTGCTTTTAATTGCCCAGCATGTTCAGGGTTAGAGCGCTGCAAGCTAGCCCGAATGGACGTGCTTATCTCATTCAGTGCGGTACCTAACTCCCGCTTATCGAATGATGGATCACCTCGATAGCCTGAAGACAAGCGACCCAACTCACTTTCTACGACTTTAATACTATCTCCTGTTGCATGACCTTGTGGCGTTAAATGGCGAAGCACTTTTTCACGCAGAATTGTCTTAAACGCTTGCGCCTCTGCCTTCGGTAACGTCTGAGCCATGCATTGCAGTTGATTGATTTCCGTCTTAAATTGGTTATCTGCGCGAAACTTTAAGTTGGGTAACAATTTATTGTACGCATCAGACAGTTGGCGCGAGACGTGCCTCACTCCTTCACGTCCAACCTCGCTAGAAACCTTTTCTTCAATCGGGTCTAAAGTCCGATGATAGGCGGCACGGTTAAGATCTTCCACAGCGCGTCGGCGAGCGGATGTAATCGCATCACCCACTATGGGTACGCTGGTTAATTTGTCTTCAATCCTTTGGGCCGTACCGCCCATGACCTGCCCTGGCGTTGGCGTAACGCCTTCTTTAAGTAGTAGCTGAACATTCTTATTGGTCGAGGCCTTGGGGCTTAAGATCCGCGCTAAAGCGCCAGCCACCCCCGTCGTTGCACCGCCTGTCATGGCTCCAAAGGCAATTTGCTTGTTTTTCTCTTTCCAGAACTCCCCGTCTGTCACCGGCTCGAGTGCGCCCAGCACGGCCCCTGTACCCGCACCGGCTGCTAAGCGACCCGCTAATGCAGGCCCCGCAGCGGGTACCACAGCAGCCAACGGCGCTGTTATACCCATATTGCCAGATAGGCGCGCCCAATCCGTTCCACTTTGCCCCATTGCCTGACGCGCCGCTTGATAAGCCGCTTCTCTTTGCTTGAAGGCTTCATTGCTCAGAGGCACCAGGCCCAATGCTTGAGTGACTGGACCGACGATGGGCAGATCATTCACATACTGAATACCTTGATTGATTGCGCCAGAGACCTTATCCGGTAAGGCATTCATGACATTCTGTGCGAGTGCGTCGGGTAGATCGCTGACGCCTTTGAGCATTTGCATTGGAACAAACGCCGCTTTTTGCCAAGACGTAGGAGACGCAGCAGATGTATTTGGGGTGTTGAGTGAGGATGGAGCCTCATCGTCCCAAATCACTTCTTCCAAATTAATTCCTGGGGCAATTTTAGGCCCATGGGCTTGGGGTGGCGTAGCATCAAGTTCATCCTCCCAAATGACTTCTTCCAGGTTAATCCCAGGTGCAATTTTAGGGGATCTAGCCGGCACTGTTTTCTCAGGAAGCAAGCTCATCACTTAAGCTCCGTATCGCCATCTGAATATTGAATTACTACTCGGCCATCTTTCAATTTTCCGCGTCTGATAATCTTACGTGGCGTTTGCGAAACACGCGTACCCTCTTTCTGAGCAGGAAATTGAAGTAACTCCAAGTTTATTCGGTCCATATCCTGCAACGAATTATTGCGCATTTCCTGAAAAGCCTGCTGAATAATCTTTAGGTTTCCCACCACCTGTTCATAACTTTGCGCTCGATCCAGACTTCCTAACGCTTCCTCAATAAGCTTTGTCTGTCTTTCATTCATATTACCAAAGCCCGTTGCCCCTGCCGCACTGCCCTTGCGCATATCCTGAATCACACCTAATGAAACTTTCGATTTAATTGTTTCTAGGTCAGACTTGGCATTGGACTGAGCAGGTGTCATCAGCACAGTAGGCTTATGGCTTAGCTGAGGACCACTTATGCCTTTCAAACCTTCTTCATTCTTCAGCACCCGGTCCAAAAATCCCAAAGCGCGGTTAAGTGACTTTACATTCGTTTCATGCAATGCTGTATGCTCTCGTAAAGTTGTTTCAGCTTTTTTATGACGCCCCGCAGTTTTGGCCTGCGTATCAGCAAGCCTGGCTCGCTCATTTTCAATTTTAAGCTGCGTCAACGGCGATGACGCTTCCTCTAAGACTTTTTGAGTTTGTGCATTACGCAATGCATTTTGGGCATTTTGGGCCTGTCTAAAAAAATCCACCGTCTCCGCGTTACCTGGGAGAATCTGACCTGTAGCATGATTAGCCATATAGCCGGTGTTGCTTATATTCTTAAACGGCTCATAAGGCTTGCTCGACGCAATTGAAACCAGCCGGTTCTGTAAATCAAGATCCTGCGAATCCGCCGGAATCACCTGGCGTGCTTCACCGATTAGTGCTTGTTTCTGCGCGTCCCCTACAAACTTAGAAACATCGTGGTGGCCGGTCTGACCAAACATTTTGTAGCCTAGACGCAGGGCTTGCGCATAGTGAGGATTCTGTTGCGCTAACTTCTGAATATCGGGATCGTTATCCAGCCACTGAGCAATGTTTTTTCGATTGTCCAGCGTGTAGTTTGAGGCGTCAGCTTCTGCCTGCGCTCGCATCTGTTGAGCACCCATTAAGCCCGCTTGCATCTGCGCTTTCTCTTTGACCATCGGCCCCATGGCTATGGCCTGGAACAGTTTATTGATCCCTGCACTGATCGGCTCGGCTGCCAAGCCGTTTAGTTCGAAACTCATCTGCCTATCCAAAAACGATAAAACTTCTTTAAACTCAATGGGATTAACCCATCATACCCGTTTGCCCAAGCCCTGATAGCACGCTACCTCCAAGCTGCATCCATCCATTCGGAATCCCCGCTTGTTGAATTCCGGTGCGATCGGCTCTCATCTGACCCTGGCTATAATTCCCCAGCAGGCCGACCCTTTGGCCAGTATCTGCCAGCCCTCGTATCTCATTTCGCCGTAGTTGCTCCGTCGCTTTTATACCGCTCAGAATACGGGCCAGCGCTTGCGCATCCTTCAATCGTCTTTCCTGAGAGTGTTTAAATTCATCCAGATAAGAAGACGATACATTCCCCTGCACTTGAGGTTTTTGCTGCTGGATCGATGCTCTAATCGGCTGCATCATTTCCTGCTCGAACTGCTCAACCAACTGCCCGCGCTGTTGTTGGCGTACTTCAGGCTCAAATTGACGAGCCATGTCCATTACGGCCTTTTGCGCCTGCTGCTGATAGTCGTGCTGCCTTTGCAGGGATAGATTTATTTCATGCTGCTGGCGTCTATGTGCATCCTGCGATGTTTTCTGACGCAACGCAGTACCTGCTACCATCGACGCAAGCGCGGCCCATAACGGAATCATTTAATCTCCTCTTTTTTTACACAATCCGGCCGCTATCCCCGTCACGTACACTGTGCGCCATACTCGGGTTCCATTGCTGAAACGGCGCGTAACCTGAGCGCTGACCCTGCATCTGCTTAGTGTGCAGATGGGCATTCGCCAGGCTGTCAAACAGACCCTTTATATTCGCCCCTGTATTGGACAACATCGCGTTGCGCGAGTTTGTCGCTAAGGTGGCGTGCGCCATCCTAGCCATTTCTGCCGGATCAATCCCTGCTTGCGCCTGCGAGATCAACTGGTGTCGCGCCTGGTCGTCTGCATTCTGCCAATTGGCTAATGCTTGGTCACCGATCCTCTTTGCTCTGAGTACCCCTTCGTCTCTACGGCGTTGCAGCTCAGCATTGCTATAAGTATCAACAGAACCGCCCCGCAGACCTGACCTTGCCAAGCCAAACAAATTGGCCCGCTCAGCTTCCGTAAACTGCCGCTCGACGTCTCGTGCATTTAAATCTGTAATGTCCTGTCGATGCGCCTCATACCCAGGGTTTTGCTTCGCCTGATTGAAAATCTCATTGATTTTCTGCATGGATAAGTTAATTCGTTGTTGACGCTCAAACTCTATCTGACGTGCAGCGCTGCCATCATCATGACCACCATCGCCACCAAGACCAAACATGTTTCCCACAAAACCAAGCGCGTTTCCCAAAAAACTCATTATCTAGCTCCCAATACATCGTAATACAACGTGACTGCCTCCAGCCTGAAGGGCTGATTGGACAAATGGTGAAACCTCAACGAGAAGGCCGTACCTGCGCAAGTAACTGGAATTTTCCCGCCAGATCGGGTATTGCCACGAATACGAACCGGCGAGGTAAAGGCATCTGACTGGCGCACATCAAACGCTACAGAGAACGTGCACTCTCCCTCCATCACCAAATCCGCCCCCTGTATCCGTTTGAGTTGCCCTGGCGTTTTGAAGTCCATATAGGGCAGCTCTAACAGCACTTCAATTGGCGTACCCGCGTCATCGTGCGCATTTTCATCAAAGCGATAAATGTCATCTCCATTGCGTAGATACAGAATGCCACCCAGTTCAGCAAAGGCTTCTACCTGAAACGGCAACTCGTAGCGCGACCACGCGGCGATTTTTGACGTCGCTGATATAGAATAAACAAAAATCTGATACCCCATCATGCATAGATACTGCCCTGTGCCGTAATGGAAATACGCCATCGGAGCGGACTGCGCCGCCTGGGTTTCCCGTCGCACCAGCACATCGATTGGACTGCCAATATCGACATGGGTCAGACGATCCGTATACTGCATCGTCGTAATCGAGCGGAATCCAAAATCTGACAGAAAATATAAATCGCCGCTCACATTAGTGACGGTGCGCGAGAAAGAGGTCCCCACGTTTTCCACGACGTCCGACAATTTCATCGCTTGCGGATCTGAGTCGAGCGCCCACATCTGAACACTGTCACGCGACAAAACAGCCAGTTCATTCCGATATATCCCCAGCGCATTGGCGTTACGTTCACCCCGCGCATTCAGTCCTGTGGGCAAAGCCCCCGCATTATTAGGGCTGGACCAGTCGCGCGGCCTACCTGCTGCGCTATACCGTACGACATCGCCCGCCACCGCAAAAATTCTCGACGCGGCTTTAATTACGGCGGGCGTATGCGGACACTGCGGATCCGTAATCGCTGTCTGAGGACTACCGTCTAAATAATGATGTCGAATTGTCCCGTCCTGATACTCAACCGAAGCATAGATAAATGCATCAAACACATCGGTAAACCAAACTTGTTTCAGTGCCTGTTCACCCTCTGGATGAGCCACTTTATGCGCTTCAAATCGAGTATCGGCGTGCGTTACAGATCCTTGCCCGTAAAATGTATGCAATTTGCCAGACGCCGCAAAGAGTCCTCGCGTGCCTGGCTCAAGCGTTGTCACCTTCACCAAGCCTGGGCGCTTTTGTGTCGCCAGCCCCGTTGTCACATAGGCATTCTTCATTTCACGTAAACGATTCGCATCTGACACGCTCGCGCCTTTTCTTAAATCAATGCCGAGATCAAATCGGTCAAATGTAATGGATTTAACTACCATGTTTTATTGCCCCGAGACGGTATAGCCCCGAGCGGTACGTACCACTTGAGATGAAAGGGTTGAATCAGTATTTTTTGCAAAATAGCGTCGCTGGCCGTGCTGTTCGCTTTTATAGCGCGCCAATAATCGTTCAAAGGATTGCCCCGCTACTTGCGCATCGGAGTGGTGATAATGGGCTTTCGCTACCGCCAGCGCATAGAGCAAAACCAATTCATCGGGTACACAAGGCCGATCATCATCGCGCTCAAAGCGTCCCTGCGGCGCACTATACTCAATGAGTAATTCATATCGAGCGTCAGGTACCGGCCACACTTCGAGTTGGTTCATCAGTGTGTCATAGTGACTGGGCATACCCTGGGTACAAGAAGGCTGTGCGATACCGTGGACCAACGGGGAGTAGGCATTGCCCCTTTTGACTGAGATCGAACGTACCTGCGCTGGCTCAATCGGCTGATCCTCCTGCCTGTTGTGCCAGTCATAAAGGGATGAACCGGGTGAAGTCGTGATCGTAGCCCGCTTGCGGCGCAGAGGCAGGCCGCCGACTTTCGCCACATAGGTATGCGCTTCCTGTAAAAACGCATTCAGAAGATCACGGTTGTTTTCAGAGGCGGGGCCTTGATGAACGAACCCCATGCGCACCCGCAACGCTTTGCGCAACTCGCCTAATGTGCGATTCAATCCTTCACTCATGCCGCTTCCACCTTCAAAATCACCTGGTTATTCACCACCGATAGCGACAAGGTCAAGGTCGATTTACCTGCGATCGACACTGTATGTTTACTCGGATCAACGCTTGCCAGTTTAGACGCAGCGCTACCGGCTGGATCAAATAGCGTGCCAATGTCCGCGCCGGTCGCAATCTTCACACCCGTATTCGCGGCTCCGGTTCCCGCGGTATGCAGCCGCCCGACTTCTAAATCAACCAACGCAGCACTATCCCGCCCATCATCGACCCGTAAGCGCGTATTGTTCGGACGCAAGCGAATATTCGCACCGGAAAAATCATAACGCGGTGCAGCAGCTGAAATAGCCCCTGAGATCGTGCGCGCCGCTAAGCCACCTTGTAGCGATTGATCGGTATCCAGGTCGTTTAAAATGACACGGGCGTAATCCACTCTACCCGTTGGCCCCTGTACGCCCGACTCGCCGCATTCGCCTTTGTCGCCTTTCGGGCCACGTAATCCTTGAATGCCTTGTGCCCCTTTATCGCCTTTATTTCCTTTAGGACCCCGACTAAATTCGAACGCCTCAGACCAATCATCACACTCATCCGAAAGCTTAAAATAGAGCCGCCCGGTATCGATGGCTAAAAAAGAAAATCCTTCTGGATTCGCCCCATAATTCGTCCGCTCGCTTTCTAATGCGCGCACCTTGGCTTCAAAAGAGGGTCCCACTTCACCACGAGGGCCAACCTCGCCTTTATCCCCTTTAGGGCCTGGCTGACCTGGCTCGCCTTGCAGTCCAGCCGCAGCCAGCGCCGCGAGCGCCTCGGGCATCAAGTGCCTGGCGCCTACCGTCTGCGCTTTGAGCGACCCATCATCTTCTTGAAGCAACGCTGCATTCGCACGCACATCAGAAAGCGTCTGCGAGACTGCATCCAACTCAGCATTCAATGCGCCATGATCGGTCCGGTCTGGATTGTTATTTAAAAAATTCTTCTTACGGTGATAAGGTCTGGGCTGACTCATACTTTGCTTCGACCTGAAAGCGTGCGGCGACCGTCTTCAATAATCTCGCCAATATCCATCCCTTTGCGGCGTTCAAACCAGCGCACTATCGCCCCGACAATCCACCAAGCAGGCAACCCTGCTAACACTTGAAACGGTGCACAGACATACAGATAGCCAAACATCGGATCAAATTGATGCGCTTGAGTCAGACGCTTGGCAACCTCGAATAAGCCAGGCCAAGCCCAATACGCTGCCATCGCGGCCAATGGCCCAAAGATGAACGATAAAAAGAATGTGCCGGCCAAGCGAGCCGCGCCCTCCTGAGCATTTTTAGGCCAGGAAAGCAACAGCGTCAGGATGATCGTCATCACTGCAATGGCGGCTTGCGCGCCGATATACTTAATTAGCGCAGCTATACCCGTAGAGGTAGTGGGTTCCATCTGTGAAGTCCGAGACATAATGAATTGATTGAATCAGCAAGTCTGATTAATAACCGAGCGCAAACCATTGAATTTCCCACCCTGCGTGGCCTTCTGCAGTGTTATCAAAGCAGCGTAATTGAGTCCCTTCTTGCGATCGTCCCGACGAAGATTCGGTAACTGTCACGCATAGTCTGCCTCTATACATGCCTTGAATGCACAAACACTTGTTTAAGAAAGGCGTTAAAAACTTGATGTCTGCAATGCCGCCTGCCCTGGTAATGATCTCGCCCCACTGGAGGATGAACCCCCCTGGTAGTTTTTGATAACCATCGTCTGCGATTGATTTATACCTAGGCTCGTCAAACATCCTCAAAATAGCCGTTTGTGTGAAAGCGGTCGTGGCGATCCGTGTACTCTTATCATCTGCATCGGGCGTCGAAGCGTTGGGCGTGCCGATCAAAAAGAGATCAGGGGCGAGCTTGTCGGTGGTGACACTTCCATCGGCGGGCGTACTAAGCTGCTTAGCTTGGCGGACCATTTTTTGCACACGACTGATCGCTTCTCGCGCTGTATTCGCATATTGCGATGCGCGTTGAGCCGCGTCCCCTGTTTCTTTTTTTGTCCTGATAATTTGCGCCCTATCTTCCTCTACCAGCGACTGTGCTTGTTCCGCCTGAGCTTTGCAGATCTCCGCCTGAGTCTGCACTTGCTCCGCTTTTAATTGAACGGTCTGAGCCGCTTTATTCACCCACTCACTGAGATGATTCGTTTGCTGAACCATTTCTTGCACACTATTTTTCGCTTCTTGCGCTACGCTGGCAGATTGGAGCGCCTGTCGAGACGTTTGCGCAAACTCCCTGGCAACTCCGGCCACATGATCCGCATCCCGTTCTGCCTTTTCTTGCAATTGCCGGCACTGTTCCACATAATGTTTTGCTTGCCCGTGTGCTGCTTCAGCGCGCAATGCAAAGCCGCAGGCTGCAATTTGCGATTCCTGGGCTTTTGCCTGCAACTGAACTATCGCTTTTTGGGCCTCATCTGCTTGTGCATGTAACTGCACCACTTCTTCTTTCGCCTCTAAAGCCGTTTGCACATTTAAAATGATCAGCTCTGAATTGGATTGGGCTGTCTCTGCCGCTTCGTCTGCTCGTGTTCGCGCTTGCTCAACCACTTGCTCGGCATCACGCGCAGCAATCGCTGCATGCGTCGCTTCATTCGCTGCCGCTGAGGCTTCTTGTACATTTGCCTTGATCTCGCCGGATAGATATTTCACCAGGTCATCCCGAAAAGCAGGTGTCAGACTCCTTTCCTCGACAATGCCATCACGCAAACTGCCATCGTCTAACTGCAACAATACCAAATTTTGCCGCAGCGGATTAATCGAAGACGCGACCCGATCCAATTCGGCATTCAATGCGGTGTGATCGGTTTCATTGCCATAATCGACGGCAAAATCCTTTTGCCGGTGATAACGAGGCGGCTGCATCGAATCTATCCTTTAGCCGAGGCAGTCGCCTTAGCAACCGGCTTTTGCTGGGCATTAGATTGAATGACATTGGCCAGCGCTGGCGATTCGGCCACACCAAAAATACCCGCAACAACTTTCTCACCATACTTGCCAACCAAACGTGAATACTCGTTATCGAGGTCGATCTCGCGTTCGCAAAGCGGGTTACCGACACTCACGTTTTCCTTACCGTACAGACTGCACAAAATACCGAGTTCATGCTTGAACACGCTAGTCGGCGTCGTGGTATGCGCGTCCCGCCGAATTTCGACGGACACAATAGGGGCTTGAGTCATAGTTGAATTCTCTTAATGAAGCCCGCACCGCTCGTATCGCTACTAACGGCGCGAGGTAGTTATTTAATCGCCAAGACGGCGTGAGCATTACTTCGATCGGTACTCAATGCACATCGTAGATTGACCATTGTGTAGAGCGCTAACGTGTCATGCGGACGTGTGGGCGTCACAATATCCATATCGTCATCGGAATATTTCAAATACCGAGTATTGAGTAAGTAGCAACGCTTTTCCCACTGAGTCTCTGGCGTTTCAAGCGTATCCAACGTTTGAAAGATAGGATCCCAAATAATCTCAATGCCTTTATAGAAGAGACCTGTAGAGGTCGCTGTGCCAATCCCCAAATCTACCGTTTTGGGTTTGGCTGCGTCCGCGTTTTGAGTAAGGGTTATTTCTTGCTTATACGCGTCGATAAAATCCGAACCCGCTAAAATAAAGTTTGGACTACCGCCATTGCGGATACACGCACGCCAAGCTTTTTCTAGCTTGCCAGAGAGGTCTCCTTCGGCCGTCGTATCCAATGTTAAGTCAGCGTAATTACGCCAGTAGGTTGCCGTAGCGCGGTTGATACCGCCAATGATCCCTGTCGTGGGTTTAGTCGCAATAATCGCATCCAGGCCCGTGATCGCATCGGCCGAGGACGTCCCATCACGATGCAGCTCAATATCCAGCCTTTCTAAAAAGCCAAGCCGCAACGCCTCCATCTGCTCGTTGAGCAAATTAATCAGTTGGACTTTTTCATTTTGTTCAAGCTTGTGTGCGCCACGCTTACCTTCGCGCACTTTAATACCATTACCAAACAGTCGATCATGCTCAAGATAAAGTCCATCCACCGCACGACGCCATGGAAAGGCAGCAGATTCGGTTGTATTGCGTTTATTGAAAACAACGGGTTCAGCTCCGTAAGCCCATTTAAAGCCAGAGCCGTATTCCTTACGGACGTTTTCAACAATATTTTGCTTTGCGCCCATAAACGACTTGCGTTTGGACAGGAGTTTCTTAAGGAAGGGATGTTCCGTGCCGATGTTATCGACCGGGATATTGCGTAGATATTCGTCTAATGAGACCTTGGCGAGTTCCGCCAGGTCAGCTTGGGATATAGGCATTTGTCGCTCTAGAATGAAAGTTAAATAAACAACTTTCACACCACCCAGAACGCAAAGCTGGGAAAATAGGCTTGTTTGATTCCGTGCGCGACCTTCGGATTACTTCGACTTAGTCAAACAAACCACTGCGCTACGGGACGCGATCCCCGCGGTAACAGCGACAAATTCAAGTGTGACGGCATTTCCCGTTAAGACTGTTCATCTGGCTGCACACGAACTAATCAAGTTGTATTTCCAGACAAATCGCATTAACAGGTTACACCTACGAAATAATATAACCAATAGTAATTTATAAGTCAATATTTATTACTTAAAAATCTATACAGCAAAGCGCCCAATGAATGTCATCCCAAAAACGGGTTAAACACAGGCACTTGGAAGCGATCAAAATCCCGCGTATTTCGAGTAACAACTGTGAACTTGTGCACAAGCGCACTGGCTGCAATCATAGCGTCCTCATAAACAGTATTCGACTGCCGGTGCATCAGTTTTGCCCATTGCCGAAAGGTTGCTACGTCCATCGGTAATACATTGTAGGTTGCTCCGACCTGATCGGCCCATGCCTCTATCGCTGCTGCTTTAGCGGCATCTTGCTCACGGGTGATTTCAATACCCGCTTGAATTTCGCCGAGTGTGACAGCACAAAGATGAAGATCAGCATCAGCAACGCTTTCAAGCCACGCCACAACTGCTCCATGCGGTCGTGGTTTGCGTAGCTCCGAAACAATATTCGTATCCAAAAGAAACATGGTGCTCTTACAACTCTACAATCGTTCGACGTTTTGCCAATCCGCGCTGAGGTAGATCAAAATCAGCACGGCCCACATCGGACATTAGCAAAGCCTTGAGGGAGGGGCGTGCCGCATTAGTCAATCGGTTCCATTCCACGATAGGCACGAGCACAGCGGTTTCTGTGCCACGCCGGGTTACTACCTGCGGTCCCTCGTTTATGCAGGTGTCAAGTAACTCGCTGAAACGAGCTTTAGCGTCTTGTACGGGCCAAATATGCATAATAACTCCAAGGTGACTAGGTTTATGACTAGTCTATCAAGGTTTTGGCAATACTACAAATGCTTTTTACTTTTGGCTAAAAAATCGTTACAACCCCATGCTATTCATAATCTGCTCGATCCGCTTTTCAGGCTCTTGTGCAGAGTTGACAGCGGGCCGGCCTAACGTAGACGGACGCGAGCTAATCGGCGATGGGGATTTTGGTTGCGTCGCAGCAATTTGGACTGAATCGTAGAGCATACGAACCGCTGAGGCCCACTGCTGCGGCTGATAGGTTGAAGCAAATTCTTGAAGCTTGCTCGGGTCAGCAAAATACGACTCAACCACTTTCATCCGTGCAGAATGATCCATTTCATGGCTACGGCTTTGCAAATACTGTGCCATCGAAGCTTTTCCTTCCTCAACGGACACCGTAAATTTTTGCTGTTCTTGCTGCGCAGCAAATTCAGCCTGTTGGCGTTGCTGCATAACATGACGTTCTCGCCGTAGCATCGCCATCTCTATGGCTCGCTCGCGCTGGATTTCCCCACCAGTGACCGCTTGCGCCAAATCGGGAAAATCACTTAACGTATCCACCCCAGGCGCATCCACCCCTAAGCGTTTACACAGCGTATCCCGCTGCGCATCAGCCATTTGCAACGCTACGCGCCAATCAGCAGGATTATTCGACATTGCTAGACGGCCATATTCTAGTGTTTGCGCAAAATCCTGTGCCGACATGCCCGTTGCACTCACCATCGTGCGGATTTCATTCAGATCTGATTCGTACTGCTTACGTTCAGCAAACACTTGGCGAATGCGTTCACGCCCACGCTCAGAGTTCAGGCTTTCTAACAATTCGCCCTCTTCCTGATTGCCTGGTAATACCTCAGTCTCGCCCTGCGGTGCGCTCTCTTTAGGTAAAAAGCGCCCATCTGAACCACGCGAGGGCGGCTCTGGCTCTTCGTCTTGATCTTCATCTGGCACAGGCTGTGACGTCTCATCACCGTTCGCCGTCATCGAATCCAATAACGCTGACATTTTTGGGGGCAGATTATCGACACTATACGGTTCTGAGGAGGCTTCATGGCCTTGCTCTAACTCAGACTCAGCCAGCCCCGATACATCCTGGTCAGCCGTTTCGATTGCGATTTCATCTTGTGACACGATTTAAACTCCATTAAAAGTAGAAACAGGGGACTCGCTAGGCGGCAGCCCGGCAGGGCCACCAGGCAGAGAATGCTCGCTCATTTCAGGGGGCATGTCTGAAGGCGCTCCCTGCATGCCCATTGGCGCAGGTTGTGGCGGGCGTGGGATAAACTGCTCAATATCAATCCGCTCATCGAATCGAGTCATCGTCTCGCGCAACAAGGCTTTGATCGGCTCAATATCGACGCCCTGCGCCGACAACTGAATCATTTGCATAATCATCTGCTGTACAATCGGCAATGCTTTAGCCCACCCCTCTTGATTCTGCAATTTGTCAGGTGCGCCCGTGGTCCCAGCTCGAATCGTCACTTCGACCATATCAAACACCTGTTCGCGTGACATTTGCGGCCAATCAAACGATGAAATTTCAATCACTTGACCGTCAGGAGTCATTTGCTCTTTAGGCGGTCCCATATAACGTTGCACCTGTTCTGGCGTGAGTTCCTGCAACAGAATCTGCGCCGTGTAGATGCTCATTTCTTGCAACCAATCCTCGACCTTGTCCCGAAACTCACCAATGCGGCCAGATAGTGCCTGCTGCATAATGTTCGATTCGGTCGCCGTTTTGGGTGTCACAATCGTCGAGCGCGCCGCATCTTGCAAGCCCGTGACTTGCTCCCAATCCGCCCGAATCGGGCCGGTATCGTAATCTGCTGGTTGAATGGGTATGCCCTGCCCTGGCGTAATCACTTGATTGACTGGACGACCATCTGTATCCAGTAAAACAATTTCACCAATCGCCGTCTGAATGTGTCGCTCAATACTTTTTTCTGAAATATCGGAGGACGCCACCCAATGCGGTTTGTTCATGTCTCGATGCTGAACAAATTTTTCTCGCGTATCGTTGTATTCACGCTGTAATTTCTCGGTCAAGTCCACCAAGCAAGGCGCTGTGAATTGCCCATCCAGTACAGCAAAGGGCAGCAGGAAAAACGGATACCAGCGGCAGCCCACTCGGCTTGGCGAATACGGCTCACGCACAAAAAAATCGCATCCATCCGCCAAGGTATACACCCGCTTCGATTGCTTATCCCAAATTTCAATCAGGCAAATTTGTTCGTCTTCGCTTGCTGGCGCATCCGGCATCGCGAAGCGGCTACTGTGCTCTGTGGCTTGACCATTCGCTTCTTTATACGGTTTGGCCCCACGTAAATCGACCTTAAACACAGATTCAGCCTGAGCGCGTTTCATCGGCACCAGTTGCGCCATCCAGTCCGCTGACTCATAATCGTGAAACTCACATACCGCTGGATCGATCAACACGTTTTCCGACAGCACCTTATCGATCACGATCCCTTCTGCCGACACCACATCCACTTGTTCTTGTAAGGCTTGCAAAGTCTGCTTTAATTCCGCATGGTGGGCTTCGTGCTGTGCTGCCTCTTCAGGTCTCTGTGTACGTTGCATCAGATGCTCTAAATGCGCTAGAGCGCTCTGAGCATCGTTCATTCGATCCATAATGAGTGAATCTTGATGCATGTCGCGCTGATAAGTGACTTTTAAAGCCCCATAGTAGGTCACCATTGCAGCGAGCACCGCCGATTTAGCGCGCTTCTTGAGCTTGGCATCCGCCAGAGAGCGATTTAATACGGTTTCTAGCGTTTTGCAAAAGAGCGAGCGATCCACATTGGCATGAAGCGGTGAGACACTGATTTCAGGATTACGCGCATAAATATTTGGGAGTGTCGCCGCTACCGTAGCGAAAATCAGGTTGGTGCGCAGCGTATAAAAATCTTCTTTATCTGGCTCTTTGCTCCAGTTAAAACCACTCACCAGCTTACGATTGTGGCGCATCCGCTTATGCAGCGTATCCCAGTGCTTACGAGCAGTGCTTAAGCGTTGATTCCACTGCCGCGCCAATGCATCCGGCTCTGGTTTGGGCAAACTGCTTGATGGGTTTTCTTCAAGTTTCATACGTTGAATGAGTAACAATCGTTTTCGTGCTGATAATCAGGATGATCGAGATGGGCTGATGCGCGCTCTTCTTCGGGCATGCGACGGCGGCGCATTAAGCCGTAGCGCGTTGCATCCCAAGCATGATCCTCTGCATCGCTATCAACATCTTCTGGATTCATATGGTCGGCAGGCAGCGCCGGTATCGTGCGGATCCAGTGCTTACACGTTGAAAACACTTTCAGCTTGTCTTCACTGAGTAGCCGGATAATTTCCTGGGCGCCATTGACCCGTGAGCGCGGTCCATTCCAAGCCTCTTGCCAACGGATTCCGCTTTCTTTAAAAATTTGCCCAATCGATCGATCCGCGCCAATCTTGCTAAAAATCGATGGGTCAGCTAGGTTTTGGCGATAGTCATAGCCTAAACGGGCATCGTGCTCTTCAATGGTTTTAATTCTTTTAGCCACCGCCGCCGCATCTTCACGTGTGCCGGTATTGTCTTTGCCGCCATAGCCGTACAGCTCGCGCCAAATGTAATAGCACCCATCTTGATCCAGCGCAAACCAATACACCGCGTACGGACGAGCATAGCCCCAATCCAGCGCCTTCCAGACCTTCCATGTAGATGGGATTGGGAAAGGCGCGACGATATGCTTCTGAGGCTGCCAAACAGATTCGAGAAAAGCCCCCGCGTGAATCTCCCAACTGCCTTCGAGCCAAGCTTTTCTGCGGTTTGGGTCTTTAATGCTTTCTAACGTTGGCAAATAATTCGGATCGTTCTGGAGCAAATGACGGTTTTCTTCAAGGCGGCTATGAATGCGCACACGGGGTTGTTGGTCCGACTCACGAATGACGGTGCCAGGAGGCGCGCCTTCTATGCCAAGCTTAAAACGCGCCTTCACAGCGGCATGCCCTACTCCATAGGGATTACATGTGGCTCGCACCATGCGCGGCATATTGGGACATGAGGAGCGGCACGTCGAATGCATCGCCTCGTAAAAGCCCAGCGTGCGCCAGTTGGTTAGCTCTTCAAAACCCAGCCAGGGATATTCATGGCCGTGATAGTTCCAATAATCCTCTTCGCTGCTGCCATACCGAAAAAACAGCATCTCGCCAGTCGGCCACTTCCAGACATAGTTAGACTCATTAAACTGAATGCCAGGGAAAATGCGATAGAACCAGCGCTTGGATTTAGCGACTACATCAGCCAATTGGGGGTAGGTCAATCGAAACAACGCGCCCCGCCAGTGCTCACCAAAGCCTTTGCCGCAGTGCTGAGCAAAACTCATCAGCAACGCATCCGTCTTCCCGCCGCCGCGCGTGCCTTCTAATAACGCCTCGAAGATTGGGCAGCTCAGAAAAAGCATTTGGCTACCTGGCAACGGTGTCCAAACAACATGATCAGGCAATTTACTTGCCATGACTTTGCATCGTAGGAGCAATCTGTTCCCACTCGCCTTGCAGCACAGGAATCGCTAGTACACCCGATTGCAGCGCCTTACCATCGCTCTTCACATCAATATCTTGTGGAGGCCTACCAAATCCACGATCAAGCAGCTCTTTGGCGGCTGATACGCGCGCCTGGCCCTTTTCCTTGGGGTCGTGCATGATTTGAACCAGTGTTTCGACCGCCGAGGTCGTATGTTGGCGCGCCAACTCCCGAACATGGGTAATTTCTTTGGGCCGTCCGCCTGGATTGCCCGATTTACCTTTTTTAAACGGCATTGTTATCGCTTGCTCTCAATACGTTAAAAGATTCACTCCGCATCACTCTACACCTGAAATTCTTCGGTACATGCACCTTCTTATATCTTGTAGGCAACTGCGCTCTACATTCGAACCGACAGATGCGTCCAACGGTCCACCGGCTGATCTCAAATTTCTCAGCCAGGGCCTCGTAACCCATCCCCTCATCGTGCAAATCTCGGATCAGTTCGACTTCCCTATTCGTCAGCCTCGCCATGTGATGGCTTTCGCCGATCCTTAAGCCCCTGTCATTCACTGCTACAGTTTTTAGAAACATATAAATTTCTACTGATTAGATAATTTTTTGTTTGCCCACGGTCGGCCAGGGCTTGGCCAGGGTTCCGGGTCAGGGTGAAAAGCCAGTAACTACAAGGCTTGGTCAGGGTGGGTAGGGAAACAATCCCTTTACTCTTTATATATATATATTTATTTATTTATTTATATGTAATAAATAGAAAATAACCATGACCACCCTGACCAACCTTTATGATTATTGACTTTAACCCTGGACAATCACCCTGGACAAGCCCTGACCGACCCTGACCACGATCAAGCGAATCCGCATAAATCTACGTGTTTAACGCGTATACCCGTATAGCCACATATCCGCGCATCGCCAACTCTGTGCCGCATCGCCCTCAATCCGCAAAAAGCTGCACGTAAGTTCTTTGCAAAAATTTCCCTGTTCCACAATTGCTTGCGTTCCTGTTCGTTACACCAGCTTCGCCAGGCTCCAAAAAGTTCACTGGTCGGGGTAAAAAATTCACTGCCTAGTTCGCAAACCTCGTCCACGAACGCCCCAATCGGGCTGTTTAACGCAGCCATTTCGTCAACCTCAACTTGCCCGCTTGCTGGCTGTATAAAGCGCCCTCGCTGGCGAAGGCGATCCAGCCCTTCCAGTGACCACCGCAAAATACCTGGCATCTCTGCGATTAACCGATCGCTTAGCCCAAGGTCTTCCCGTCCGTAGAACGACTGGCGTAGAGATAGGATGATGAAGCGGCCTACTAGAGCCCCAGAGGCATCACCAAGTTGGGGCGTCTCGTTGGTCAACACCACGAACCGAGTAGATAAGCGTCCATGCCACGCCTCCCTGTTTTTACGGTCAATCGTTATGTCATCCTCGCCCGAGATCATTAGCAGGCGTTCTACGATAGCTTGCGTATTCGACTGGCCACTAATACGGGCGTCAGGCACCAGGGCGAGTAACTTGTTGATCAGGGGCTGCATACCAAAGTTCAAAGCCAAGCTATTCAGTGTCGGACTGGCTACATTGCTACGCCCCACCAGTACAGAAAGCACACGGCCAATGGTGCCTTTGCCCGAGCGCTTGGGCCCGATAAGGAGAAACATTTTTTGCTGGCGAGTATCAGCTGTAATTAAATAGCCGAACATCTCTTGCAATGTCTGAATGCTCTCGGTGTCCCCCTCAAAAACCTGGTCGAGGAATGTTAGCCAGTTTTGCGGCGTGGCATCGGCATCCCATGGATAAGGAAGTGCGTTGAGATTGAAGTAACCTGGCGTATGCGGCAAAAGCTGCCGGCTCTTCACGTGGAGAAGGCCATTCGCCACGGTAATTAGATCATGGGGTGCAGCGCCGCTGTATCCAGGCAACCAGCGAGGCGCAGCGACCCCAGGCAAAGCGCCAACTGCCCGCAATGCGTCCAAGCCGCTTTCCACTTGCGACTTGCTCGGTTTGAAAGGCTCAATTCCACCTTCCTTGGCATACTTTTTAGATTTTCCCAACCACAACCAGAAGGACGCACGAATTTCATCGTCAGACATCTCGACCCAGTGGCTGCCGACGTGCCGGTACCATACCCCTTGGACTCGTTGCAGAGTCTGACCTTCGTCGCCCTGCGCCTCACACTCGATGTAGCGATGCGCCATGCTGATAAAATCTTTGGCATCTAACACCACATCATCTTTGCTCTTAGCCAGAGTCGCGGCCCGACGAATATATCGCAATGTCACTGGAGGCCGGCTTCCTAAGCGTCCAAAACCATCCCATTTGGCCTCGAGCAATTCTCTCCCAGGATACTTTCCTGTTTTCTCGCTATCGCTCCAGGCATCCCACAAATCTATCCCCCTCACCTCCCCACCGGTTTCATGATGCAGCGCCATCCCGACTTGTAACCAATCTAGATAACCCATATCAGGATCTAGACAGGACAGCCATTCCCGTATCTCATCATCTGAAGCATTAAGCGGAGAAACATACGTCATTAGAGGATCGTCATCATCAGTTATCGCTGGATGAGTCGAGGCCCCGGGAAATCGTTCGTTAAACAGCGTCAGGATGTCATCACTCAGGTCTTCTATCCTGTCTTCGAAACCAAGCATTTCGCAAATAGGCAAGACATCCCCAGTAAAGGTCAGAAAACCTCGACTACAAAACGTCTCGAAGCCGAAAACGCCTGGCCTTGCACGAGATTTTTTGTCGGCAAGCATGCCGCGCATGAAGGCATGTACGCCCTTGCCGCTGGGCGACCATTCGGCGTAGGTGCCTGCGATGAGACATTCGACTTCCCGCAGTAAATTCCCCTCCAGGTCAACGACGTCATCGAAGTCCAGACCGACCAAGCCCCAGTCCGGTAGCATGGCGAAGCCGACTCCATCCCAGCCACCTGCCTCGAATACCGCGATAGCCTCATCGAACGAAGCAAGGTTCGCTCTATCCGCCACGCTGCCTTGCTTGCCGTTACGTGGTACGCCGTTAACATAAAAAGGTACCTTGAGCTGCTTCTTCCCCCCTGGCTCCTGGACAAATTTCCACACCAGCCAGCCACGCATCTCTTTCAACAACGAGGGAGCATTCATCATGCGCCATCCTGTAAACTTGCTGAGTACTGGCGAACATGACGGAGATTCTTTACGCTTTCAAAAAATTGTTTAACAGAAGCGTTCTTCTTGCAACATTTCATATTGTGGAAGAAATTCATTACATTCTCTTTCAATAAAGTGCTTTGACATGGGCGTTTGCTACTATCGTCTCTTCACCTCTATTCACATTCATTCAACTAACTCCTCCAGTTTAAGAACAGCATTACGTAATTTAACTACCAGACTGTATTTCGGGTCTTTGTGCATACCGTGCAAAATCCGACTAATGGTGGCTTGTGTCGATTCAGTCTCATTGGCAATCTCCTCCTGAGACCAACCCGCCCTAACTAACAAAACAACAAGCTCAGAAGGTGTGTGCAGATATGCTTGTGGGATATTGTTCACTATTAAATACCCTTTCGTTTTGATCAGGAGCGCATACTATAGCTATACTTTCCAAAAAATGAAATACCTTAATGGTTTGTATTATAATAATATACGTTTACGCATGCGTGGTTTAACCGGGGAAATATATGAAAACCGTGAACAAAAATTTGGCTTTTTTAATAAAAAAGGCCGGCATCAATGCCACCAAACTGGCGAAAGCCACTGGGATTAACCAGCCAACAGTCCACCGCATTCTTTCAGGGGAAAGTGATGATCCTCGCTCAACTACCCTAGCCCCTTTGGCGGAATACTTTGGATGTTCTGCTGAAGCGTTGCGCAGCATAGATCTAGAACGGATGTATGAAAAGCACCCTGCAGAGACGATGCTAAAGCTTATGGAAAACCTCAAAGATGAGAACAACGCGGCAACCAACGTTGCGTTTCTAGCTCCACTTGTAAAAAAAATGAAGGAAGTGCTAGTTATAGGTACTGTAGAAGGTGCAACAGACGGTTCTTTAAAAGAAATGAGGCCCACCGAGGATTTCAGCAACTTGGTCATTGAGTACCCAGGCCGAGGCAAAGATGTCTACGCCCTAAGAATCAAAGGCGAAGCCATGCGCCCCAGGATTCGATCTGGAGAATTTATTATTGTTGAGCCGTTCACTGAACCTCGCTCAGCTGATGACGTTATTGTCATTTTCGATGATGGAAAGAAGATGCTAAGAGAACTGCTTTATGTTCGTGATGGAGACGTTACCCTAGGCCCCATTAACGGTAATTCTGTGCCCATCAGCATTCCAACTAAAGACCTAAAATTACAATATGTCGCAGCCATTATCCCGAGAGGCAAAGCTTATAAAGCTGAGTAGAAAGACAGAAAAATATTTTAGAGTAAAAATACTAATTTAATTTTGAGACCTCCAGCATGGCAGCAGTGATACAACGAATATCCTGACTATTGCTTATTCCAACAGGCCCGATAGCCATCTCCTCCAACTGCGCAAATCCCGCCCATTTACCATCGGCGGGATTTTTTTCGCTTTAAGTTTATTTAATATACGTTTACGTATTGACATATAAAACACGAAATAACATTATTCACTCGGGTATCAAAAATGAAGAAGCGGCAAATGATGTCCGTCTAAATGACTCAAACCAACTTAAGAATTTAGGAGCTTCTATGTTTCCAATCACCGTCACCATCAGCAACCAGGCACAATTCAATGCCGTTATGGCCTTATTTCAAAATGCAGATAACGAGCCAGTAATCAATACCTCCCCTGCAATAAATGCCAAGAGCAAAACTGCGCCCAAAAAAGAAACGGTTAAAAAGGATAGCTCTGCGCCAGCAAATCTTACGACCACCGAGGTGCCAGCAATATTGGTAGCTAATAAGCAACCAACCTACACATACGAAGAGGCCGCGAAAGTGCTCCTCGAATTCTCAAAGACCGATGGATACGGTACGGTTAAAGCCGTGTTGAGGCAATTCGGTGCAAATAACCTGCCTGAGATTAAGCCGGAAAACTATGCAGCAGTGATTGAAGCTGTAATGGCCGCAAAGGGGTAAGTCATGGCGTTGGCACATGCGCAACTATCCCCTTCCAGCGCACATCGTTGGCTGTACTGCCCCGCTAGCGTAGCCCTTGAGGCTGCCTATCTTGATGAGTCAAGCGAATTCGCGGACGAAGGGACCGCCGCTCACGACTTGGCTGCTCTGGCTCTTACAGAAGGTAAAGATGCGGTTGCTTACCTGGGGCGCACCACCAAAGTCAACAACAAAGAGTGGGAGTTCACTGATGAGATGACCGGATATGTTCAGAAATATCTGGATTACGTCCGTAGCATCAAAGGTGTGCTGATGGTCGAACAACGTTTACCCATCGAGGATATTACGGGTGAAGAAGGAGCCAAAGGCACATCGGATGCTGTGATTCTGGCTGGCGATGAACTTATCATTGTCGACCTTAAATATGGCCGTGGCGTCAAAGTAGAGGCTGACCATAACGAGCAATTGGCAATTTATGCCCAGGCTGCACTTGACGCGTTTGGGTTCCTTGGTGAATTTAAACGCATGCGTCTGGTCATTGTTCAGCCTCGTCTAGGCCATATTAGTGAATGGGCCAGCAGCAGCCTCGATTATCTTCAATCTTTTACTGATCGCGTCAAGATCGGCGCGGATCGATGCAAAGCCGCTGTCACCTACTTTAAGCAACACAATACGCTTCATCCCAATTATTTCATGCCAGGCGAAAAGCAATGCCGCTTCTGCAAAGCAAAAGCAACCTGTCCCGTATTAGCCCAGCATGTACTAACGACTGTTGCTGATGATTTTGTAGATTTAGCCAAACCCATTGCACCGCAGATCGAAAACGCTACGAATCGTACGGTCGATAACAAAACTCTGGGCAATCTGCTTGGATCCGTGGATTTGATCGAGAACTGGTGCAAAGCCATCCGCGGCAAAGTCGAAAGCGAACTCCTAACCGGCAATCCAGTATCTGGCTACAAGTTAGTTGAGGGTCGCCGTGGCTCCCGTAAATGGATGGATGCAGCCGAAGTCGAAAAAACGCTCAAAACCATGCGTTTAAAAACCGAGCAGATGTATGAGCTTTCGCTAATCTCCCCAACAACAGCTGAGAAACTGCACAAATCCGGCAGCATTGGTCCGCGCCAATGGCCCAAGTTGCAAGCGCTGATTACTCAGTCAGAGGGTAAAGCAAGCGTTGCGCCTGAATCCGATAAGCGCCCCGCACTTGGTATTGCATCGGTCTCTGATGACTTTGAAAATTTGAAAGAAGCAGCGTGAAAGACGACCAGGACTACCCACTTGGGCTTGCAAAAGTACTACCGCTTCATGCAGCCAAGCTACTGCACCATGCAGCGCAAACCCCGATTTCTATATGCGACTCGCAGTCGAGGATAGAAGCAATCGACCAGGCCACCGATTGGATTAAACGAAAGTACCCACAATTTTTTAGATAGGAATAGATATGAAACTCAAACTAAATAATGTACGTCTCGCATTCCCTGCGTTATTTGAAGCCAAAACTGTGAATGGTGAAGGCAAGCCTTCGTTTTCCGCCGTTTTCCTGATAAGCAAACATGATCCTCAAGTCAAAATCATCATGCAGGCCTTCGATATAACTGCAAAAGAGAAGTGGGGCGCAAAAGCAGAAAGCATCCTCAAGCAATTACGTAACCAGGATAAAACCGCTCTGCACGATGGCGATAGCGACTCAAAAAAAGATTACGACGGCTTTGAAGGCAATTTATACCTATCCGCCCGCAACAGCGCACGTCCTCTGGTTCTCGACCTCGATAAAACCCCCTTGGTCGAAATGGAGGGTAGACCCTATGCGGGCTGTTACGTAAACGCTAGCGTAGAACTCTGGGCACAAGACAACAACTATGGAAAACGTATCAATGCCACTTTACGCGGCGTCCAGTTCTTCGCCGAAGGCGATGCATTCACTGGTGGCGGCTGCGCCAGTGAAGAAGAGTTTGATGATCTTAGCGTAGATACCAACATTGAAGATCTTGTGCCTCTAATGAAAGCAGCCGCATAGAGAGACTTTCATTCTTCTTCTTGCAGAAGTAATGCCGAATCTTCAGCCAGGAGGAATCCTGGCAGCCAGGGCGATTTTTTCCTCCTTTTAAATCGTGACCTGGCCGATTGACTGCCGTAAGCAGTCGCTTTCGCCGAAATAGCCTGAACGTACAACATATTGTCAGCGGGACACGCCATGTTAAACAGAATTGAATTAGCGAAAACAGGTAGTAAAAAGCCGATTGCGAACGACTTAATGCAGATCAAAGCAAGGCCCTCCAAATTTGAGAACCTTTACAAAAATATTTACGACACTCTATTTGCAATTTTTAACGGATTCAACTATTCTAGTCTTGTCTCGAGAGAGATGGAGCCTAGAACCTCCAAGGATAAGCGGTGCCCGCACCCGATAGATTTGCGTTTTTTTTACGCCCCGGACATTCAGCCATGGCCGGGAGGGCGACGGATACAAGACCCAAAAGGGAAAGAAGTCCACCTAGCTTATCCTAGGTTTCTAGCCTCCCGGCCGCCTTGCCGGATGTGTCTAGAAACGCTCCGGCAAGACGTTTATCACAACGTCTCGATAAGGAGCGTTTCATGACTACGTCCATTATTACTACGGGCGCAATTGCCCGATCCAATATCCCTACGATGTCTAGCTTGGAGATCGCTAGGTTAACTGATAAAACGCACAATAATGTTTTAAGGGACATTCGCAACGTTTTAATTCAAGCTGAAATCGATCTGCTCAGATTTGAGCAGATCGAAAAATTCGCAAACAATCGTACCCGTGTTGTCTATAACCTCCCTCGTCTAGAATGCGATCTAATCGTCAGTGGCTATAGTGTTAAATACCGTTGGTCTATCATCCAACGGTGGCATGAACTAGAAAAACAAGCTGCACAGCGATCTTTACCATCGACTACGCTTTTGCCTGTAGAGCAAATCAAAGAACTCCAAATCCGTTTGGATCGCTTGAGCAATCTATTTAACCCACTCAGTCAGCCTTTCGGTGATGTCACGGACATTTCTCGTTTGCTAAGAGGACGCTGCCCAAGGTTGAATAAACCTGTGCCTTCTTACGTTAACGTCCTCGATACATCTGCTGAGATTCACGAGAACTGGCCCACCTGGAAATTTCACGTATCTCCTACCAAGAAATTAGCGCCAAAACATGAACTGGAGGAGGTCTAAATGCTCGCCCACTCCATACATTCTCAATACGATAAGGATGCTCTTGTCTCGGCCCTGGCCAAGCAAGCTCAAGCAGTCCATTATCGGGAAGGCCTTGCCATAAAAAAGCTCTACATTGACCTTGAGACATACTGCGAAACGCCGATTACCCATGGCACGCATGCGTATGCTGAAAATGCAGAGATCATGTTGTTTGCCTGGGCGCTGGATGATAGCGCTGTGAATGTGTGGGACTGCACAGCGGATCCAGCAGTTCCGCCCGATCTACTCCGCGCATTCAACGATCCCTCAGTAGAGATTTGGGCGCACAACTCACATTTTGATCGTACCGTACTCGCCCATGCAGCTCCATTTCCGGCAGCCTATCTTGCCGCCCAAAATGTCCAGCGCTGGCGCGACACTCTGGTAAAAGCGTTTGCCCATTCTCTACCTGGCGCACTGAGTACCCTGTGTGAAATTTTCAAGATACCCACAGACCAAGCCAAAGATAAAGAAGGTCTCCAGTTAGTCAATTTATTCTGCAAACCCCGTCCTGCTACCAGCAAGATACGCCGTGCTACACGCGAAACCCATCCGGCAGAGTGGGCTAAGTTTGTCGAGTACGCCCGACTGGACATAGAGGCGATGCGCGCCATTGATCAGAAGCTGCCCGAATGGAATTATCGCGGCGCTGAACTTGCGCTGTGGCACCTGGATCAGCGCATCAATGATCGTGGCTTTCTGGTGGACACCGCTTTAGCCCATGCGGCGATTGAAACAGTAAACCGCGAGCAAGAGAAACTGGCGACGCGCACCCAAGAGCTGACGGAAGGCGACGTCAATACAGCGACCCAACGAGATGCCCTGCTAGGTTATTTATTAAAGACGCACGGTATCGAATTGCCAGACTTGCAAAAAAGCACGCTGGAGCGTCGCATTCAAGACCCCGCATTGCCTTCGGGACTACGTGAATTACTTGCTATCCGATTACAAGCCAGCACGACCAGCACCAGCAAATATAAGACCCTGGTCAATGGCGTTAGCAAAGACGATCGGCTACGCGGCACCTTGCAATTTAATGGTGCCCATCGTACCGGTCGTTGGGCGGGTCGCTTGTTTCAACCTCAAAACATCCCAAAACCTGCGTTGAGCCAGTCTCATATCAATATCGGTATTGACGCCATCAAATCGGATTGTGCTGACCTGATTTTCGATAATGTGATGGAACTGACCAGCAGCGCCATTCGGGGCAGCATTATTGCACCACAAGGTAAAAAACTGGTGATCGCAGACTTATCCAATATTGAAGGCCGTGTATTGGCCTGGCTTGCGGGCGAAGAGTGGAAGTTGCAAGCCTTTCGTGATTTTGATGCGGGTATTGGGCAGGATCTCTACAAACTGGCTTTTGCCAAATCCTTTGGGATTAAGCCAGAAAACGTGACGGACGAAAATCGGCAAGTCGGCAAGGTGCAAGAACTCGCACTCGGCTATGAAGGGGGCGTGGGCGCGTTTTTGACCTTTTCAGCAGTCTACCGCATCGATCTAGAAGCGATGAGCGAAAAAGCCATTGGCTCAATACCTGGCAATCTCCTAGCAGAAGCCGAAAAAGCGCTCGCTTGGGCTAGGATGATGAAACGCCCCACCTTTGGGTTATCCGAGAGAGCATGGTTAGTCTGCGATTCATTTAAGCGCTCGTGGCGCTACGCGCACCCGAAAATCACCTCCTTTTGGAAAGAACTGGAAGAAGCGGCACGCTCAGCTATTTTTTGTCCAGGTATGACTTTTACTTGCCGCCGCCTCAAGCTACAGCGCGATGGTGCATGGATGCGGATTCACCTGCCCTCCGGCCGATACCTCTGTTACCCCAGCCCGAAAATCAGTGAATCCGAAAAAATCTCTTACATGGGCGTAGACCAGTACACCCGTAAATGGAGCCGTCTAAACACATACGGCGGGAAGTTGGCCGAGAACATCACTCAAGCGGTTAGCCGCGACCTCCTTGCCGCGAATATGCAGGCGATTGAGGATGCCGGCTACAAGATTGTGCTTTCCGTACATGACGAGCTGATTACAGAAACGCCCGATTCCGAAGAATTCAATGTCGACCGCCTCGCAGCGATGATGTCAAGCAATCCCCTATGGGCTGAGGGATTACCGCTTGCCGCTACAGGTTTTGAAACCTACAGATATAGGAAGCAATAGACATGCAACGCATCATCAATGCCACTCGCCTTTTCTCTATGTACCGCAGCTGGGGATTTTCATTGAACGTAGCACTCCGCCTTTCTTGGGAGCGCTCAGCATGAAAGAAAGCATGATTGAAAAACATCTGGTCGAGCGCGTCAAAACACTGGGCGGAGAAATTCGCAAAGTTAAATGGATCGGTCGGCGCGGCGCACCGGACCGCGTAGCGATGTTGCCCGATGTCTGCGGCCCGCTATGGGTTGAACTCAAAGCCGCCGGTAAGAATTGCCGTCCTCACCAAATCCGCGAGCACGAACGCATGAAGCGAATGGGGCAGCGTGTTTTTGTCATCAACTCCTTGGAAGGCGTGGATGACCTGCTTTTCAGTATCCAAAACCGAGGATGAACATGGCCCGTCAGACATTCACCCCCCGGCCCTACCAGCACAGGATGATCGATCACACGCTATCGACCAAACGCGGTGCTGTTTGGGCGGGTATGGGCATGGGTAAGTCTGTTTCTACGCTCTCCGCGCTGGATATTCTGGAGTTGGTTGAGCCGGGTCCCGCCTTAGTGTTAGCGCCATTACGCGTTGCAGCCTGCACCTGGCCGGATGAAGCGAAGAAATGGGTGCATTTAAAAGACGTCGAAGTTTCCGCAGTAGTCGGCACACCGGCTGAGCGTTGTGCCGCACTCAAACGCCCTGCTACCGTCTACACCACTAACTACGACAACCTCCCCTGGTTAGTTGAGCACTATGGCAATAAGTGGCCGTTCCTCAAAGTCGTCGCTGACGAATCGACAAAACTTAAATCTTTTAGAATCCGTCAGGGCAGTAAGCGTGCGCATGCGCTAGGCTGTGTGGCTCATTCCAAAATAAACCGGTTTATTGAATTAACCGGCACCCCTAGTCCGAACGGATTACAAGATCTTTGGGGGCAAGCATGGTTCCTCGATCAAGGGGTGCGGCTTGGACGCAGTTTTGAAGCTTTTAAATCCCGCTGGTTCCAGTCGATTCAAGTGGGTTCTGATCGGCACGCGGTCAAGCTCAACCCCTTACCCTTTGCTCAAGAGCAAATTGAAGAGCGGTTACGCGACCTGTGTATCTCCCTGGATGCGCGAGACTATTTTGATACCGCACAGCCTGTCACGCACACCATTTACGTTGAGTTGCCGACCAAAGCCCGTCAGATTTATACAGAAATGGAGCGTGAAATGTTTCTGGCGCTGGACTGCGGCACTGAAATTGAGGCATTGAATGCAGCGAGCAAAACGATCAAATGCTTACAACTTGCAAACGGGGCAATCTATACAGACGATACTGGCAGTGCGTGGGCCGAAGTTCACGATGTCAAATTACAAGCGCTCGAAGAAATTATTGAAGAAGCAGCCGGTATGCCTGTGCTCGTCGCTTACCACTTCAAAAGCGACCTGATCCGATTACAAAAAGCCTTCCCTAAAGGCCGTGCACTTGATCAAAACCCTCACACGATACGAGATTGGAACGCAGGAAAAATACCCGTTCTATTTGCCCATCCTGCTAGCGCAGGCCATGGCTTAAATCTGCAAGACGGTGGAAATATTTTAGTGTTCTTCGGCCACTGGTGGGACCTTGAACAATTCTTACAGATTATCGAACGGATCGGACCGACTCGCCAAGCCCAAGCAGGACATAACCGGCCGGTATTCGTTTACTCCATCGTCGCAGCGGACACCGTGGATGAAAGTGTGATGGCGCGACGAGATTCAAAACGGGGCATTCAAGATTTATTGCTAGAAGCCATGAAGAGAAAGAGAGCCGCCTGAAACCAGGCTATCTAAACAGATGGAGATCCAATCATGCACGCTTTTTTCTATTACGCCAGACACTGCTATCAAAGTTGGTTGAAGGTTGCACCACATCGGGCAAGCGCGCCTAGATGGATGAATCTCAAAATCGGCATGATTCCCTTGCCTATTTTTAGCCTGATTGGGTTTTGCCTGATTGCGCTTGTTACATTGGGCAAAGTGCCGAGCGAAATTTCGGTGGTGCTGCCCATCATGGCAGTGCTTAGCGTTGGCTGCGCCGAAATGGGCAAACATCTACCCCTGTTGCGTCACATGGGCGGTCCCGTCATTGTGACAGTTTTGCTACCGTCTTATTTCGTCTACAGCGAGTTAATGCCCACTGAGTTAGTCGGCTCAATCAGCGACTTCTGGCACGCAACGAATATTCTTTATCTGTTTACGGTAGCGGTAGTAGTCGGCGGCATTCTGAGCATGGATCGGCATATTCTAATCAAGGGGTTCGTTAAGCTTTTCATTCCCCTTGCTGCCGGCTCAATAGCCTCAGCGATCATCGGCACCCTCACGGCGTGGCATTGGGGCTGAGCGCCCGTCACACATTCTTTTATATCGTGGTGCCGATTATGGCCGGCGGCCTAGGCGAAGGGGCCATTCCGCTCACGCTAGGTTATGCGGCGATTCTAAACATCTCGCAGCCTGAACTCTTTGCACAAGTCATGCCCCCGATTGTTCTCGGCAATCTGGCAGCGGTGGCTTGCGCGGGCGGGCTTCACCACCTAGGCCAACATTTTCCTCACCTCAGTCAGACCGGCCAAAAACTGTCTGCGGATCACCCTAGGGCTAGACAGAACTATTCAACACCAACCGCTCTGATGGAATCACTGGCCTCAGTAGGCATGTTGGCCCTGGGTCTCTATCTGGTCGGGGTTTTGGTGAATCAATTCACCGACTGGCCTGCGCCGCTTGTAATGCTGGGCCTGGCCGTACTCATCAAACTCACTTTGAGCCTTTCATCCAACCTAGAAGAAGGGGCTTATTTAATGCACCACTTCTTTGCCAAAGCCGCCGCCTATCCCATTTTGTTTGGATTGGGACTCACGCTCACGCCGTGGGAAACTTTGCTCTCAGCCCTTAACCCCGCTTATTTCGTGACGATCTTTGTGACCGTCGTGACCCTCGCTTTGACAGGTTTGATTGTCGGGCGCTGGATTGGTTTAAACCCGATTGAAAGCGCCATCATCAATGTTTGCCACAGCGGTATGGGCAGTGTGGGCGATATGGCCATTCTGACTTCCGCGCATCGTATGCAACTGATGCCATTCGCACAATTGGCAACGCGTATTGGCGGAGCGCTCACGATCATCATCGCACTGATGATGTTTAGTCAATGTTCCGTGTGAAGAAGGAATTGTAATGAATGATTATTTATCCGCAAGCGAATTAGCCAATTTGGTCGGCTGTAAATCTAATCAACGCAACCAGATGATTAGGTGGCTTGAAAACCATCGCTGGAGATTTGTAATAGATCGATTTGGGTTACCCAAAGTAGCTCGTGCCTATCACAACAAAAAAATGGGCATTTTTGAAGAAAAATTTCAAACAAAGTATGCAGAAACTCCCAACCTCCAAGCCTTCGCTTCGTAGAGAACCCACAGGGATTGCTCGCCTGTATAAGCGTACCGGCATTACAAAAACCTCGTTCATTTACCTTTATCCAGATGGACGCGGTGAAACTCTTGCATCCGCACCACGCGGGGATCGTTCAGCAGCGGCAAGAGCAGAATTAATAGCCAAGCGTCGGGCTTTGGATATTCAAGCCGGTCAAATCGTTGTCGGTTCGATTGCTGAATTGATTGATCGCTTCCTGAGTGAAATCGACCCGGTGCATTACAGAGATCAATCCAAACACGGTATCGATGTACGTAAGCTGCGCTACGCGAATTTACAGAAATTCTTCGGCAAAATGGCTCCTCGCTCACTCAAAATGGTGCACGGCTATCAATATCTGGATGCTCGCGCCAAGGCGGGTGCACCGGCCAGCGCTAATAAAGATATAGCAGCCATGCAAACTATTTGTCACTATGCGGTTCGATGGGGAGTCATTGAAGCGAATCCTTTCATTGGCTTACTCCTCAATAAAACAGAAACCAAAACACGTACTGTCACGCCCCGCCAAGTTATCCGCTTTTATTTATGGGCAGTCAAACAAGATTTACCCTTTAAAACCATGGGATGTGCGGCTTTATTCGCGTACCTAACGGGCTTTCGGGCAGCCGAGGTGCGCCCATTTGATATGAATGGAATCAAAAAGGAAGGGGTGATAGTTGAAAGCGCCAAACGTAAAAAGGGCGAAAAAGCTGTTTTTAAATTACGCGAGTGGTCCCCTCGGCTACGCACTGTCGTTGCCCGTGCTCAGCAAAACCGACGATTTTTCGGTTCAGCGCTGTTCGGAAACAAAAAGGGACTGGCTTATACGCGCAGTGGCTGGGGCGCAGTGTGGCAGGATGCAATGCAAGCTTGGATTAAAACCGAGGCAGAAAAAGTAAACCAACCCGAAAACCAGATTAGGGAGACCTTTTACTTCACTCTAAACGATGGTCGCCCAACGGCAATTACTAAAAAATTAGAGCGCAGAGATGCGGATGTTTATGATTTTGCGGCCCATGCAAACCCTACAACCACGCACAAACATTATGATCGTCGGAAGGTTAAAAAAGCCGCTGCTACAAATTAG